AACCACAGATAAGAAAAACCTTACCCGTGACCTTTTAGCACTCAAAAAACAACTACCATTGCAGCAATGGGATGCAATTAGACAAGAAGCATTTATCCTACTTGCAGAAACATTACAGCCCAGTGCAATGGTAGAAAAACAAGCAAGCCTTCAATTTAATAAAGCATGGCGCAACATGAAAAAGAACAATAATACATTAACAAAATTATTATTTTCTAAGCAAGAAATTGGAATGATTGACAATTTGGCAAGCACATCAGCATTAATTGCAGGAACAACAAAAAACACATCAAATACAGCAGCAGCGTCATTTGGAATTTTTGGAAGATTAATTACTTCTTTAGGTTCTACAAATGCCGCTCAGATGGCTGGCAGAGTAATTGGCTTAAAAGCTTTAAGGAATATGTGGGGTGATATGCGCCTGGTCCCTGCTCTTAAAGGATCGATGTCTAGCCCACAGGTTGGTCCATTGCCTGCTATTTCTGGTGCGATGACAACACAGGGTGAAGAGAACCCCATAATTCAAGGTGTAGAAAACACTGCTAGATTCACAGGAGCCATGAACTAATGACACAAATGAAGGAAGACGAGATCCAGGGCGCAGTTAAAGCCGCCATAGAAGCCGCCATTGATTACGTTGATTCTGGCATCCGAGAAGAACGAGAACGCGCTCAGAAGTATTTTGACGGGGCTGTAGACCTAAGTCATGAAGAGGGACGATCAAAAGTTGTCTCGACTAAAGTCAGAGATGTTGTGCGTGGCGCAAAGCCTGGACTAATGCGCGTGTTTTTGAACAATGATAAGTTTGTTGAGTTTATTCCTAAAAGTGTTGAAGATGTGGCTAATGCCGAGCAAGCCACGGCCTATACGCACTGGGTGTTTGATAAAGTAGGCGGTTACAACGTATTAAGCAACGCCATCCATGACTCGCTTATTAAAAAAGTGGGCATTGTAAAAGTGTGGTGGAATAACGCCACAGTTGCTGAGTCTCATAGTTATGAAAACTTATCAGATGAAGAAGTTGAAATGTTGGTGTCAGATGATGAGGTTGAGATCATTGAACACTCGCAAGAGTTAACAATGGAAATGGATGAGATGGGCATTGAGGTGTCTCGCAACGTCCACTCCATGTTAATTTCGCACAAATATGAAGAGGGCGAAATGGTCATTGAAGGTATCCCTCCGGAAGAGTTTTTCATCGATGGGTCGGCTAAATCGATTGATGATGCTTATATTGTTTGTCATAAGTCTGAGAAACGCGCTGGCGATCTAATTGGAATGGGATTTGATCAAGATGTGATTGATAACCTGGTTGGCGAAGACGATGACGCAAACAATCAAGGAGAAGAAAAATTATTACGCTTTGGTGAAGATTTAGACTCCTCAGACCAAGCGGTCAATGATCCATCAATGCGCGTCATTGTGGTCACTGAAGCATATTTAAAAATCGACATTGAGGGTGATGGCGTACCTACTCTGCACAAGTTTTTGTGCGGTGGCACTAACTATGAAATCTTAGAGCAAGAACCCTGGGACAAAGCCCCATTTGCTGATTTCCATGTGGACCCAGAGCCCCATGCATTCTATGGCAGAAGTCTGGCTGAACTGGTCATGAATGACCAAGATACGACCACTAGCGTATTGCGTGGCATATTAGACAACGTGGCTTTAGTGAACACGCCACGACTAGAAGTGAACGAAGATCTGGTGGAAATGACTGACGTCTTAAATAATGAGATCGGGGCAGTGATCCGCAGTGAACAAATAGGCTCAGTAAACCCCCTTGTAGTGCCATTTGTAGCAGGGTCCACCCTACCAGCACTTCAATACCTAGATATGCTTGTGGAGGAGAAAACAGGCATCTCTAAGATGTCTATGGGGCTTAACGCAGACGCTTTGCAGAACACCACAGCCACTGCAGCCGCTATAACTCAGCAGGCATCAGCAGGCCATGTGGAAGTCATGGCGCGCAATCTCGCTGAGGGCATGAAACGGTTATTCCAGCTCATGCTACACGTTTCCATTAAAAACAGCCCAGACGAGCAAATGATGCGCCTTAATGGTGAGTTTATCAGCGTTGACCCACAGGTGTGGAATAGTTCAATGGATATGCAGATTAATGTCGGATTAGGCACAGGCCAGGAAGATGTTAAGGCCGCAGCTTTAATGCAAACATTCCAGACGCAGCAGCAAATTTGGCAAACCTATGGTCCAACTAATGGCCTGGTCACTATGACAATGATGCGAAATACCCTGGCAGATACTTTGTCTTTAAGTGGTATAAAAAATGCTGATCGTTATTACGCGCCTATGAGCCCAGAAAGTGAAGCTCAGTTAATGGCTCAGATGGCAGAGCAGGCCGCAGAGCAGGCCGCACAAGTTGGTCAGCAAGGCGATCCAGTGGCAGAGGCAATGATCACCTCTGAACAGATCAAGGCCCAGGCGAAGATGCAGGGCGATCAGATGCGAATGCAAGGAAAAATGCAGGGTGATCAGATTAAACTGCAAGCTGATATGCAAGTTAAAGCGGCTCAAATGCAAAGCGCACAGGGCAAAGAACTGGCTGATTTACAACTTAAATACCGAGAGTTGCAGTCTAGTGATGACCTAAATCGTGACAAAATGAACCAAGATTTGTTAGTGGAGGCCGCAAAAATACTGGGGCAGTATGGAACAGCCGTTGATGTTGAGCGTGTAAGGGCTCTGCAAGCGGCTCCCAGGCTAGGTAATGTGCAATGATTTTAAAGAACCAAGCCCAGAAGTTATTGGCAGACGAGACTTTTTTGGCTATTTTTGTTAGTATACGAACATCTCAGTGTAACAAGTTCTTACATTCTGGTAAGGATGACATTGAAGTAAGAGAAGAGGCTCACTCAATATTGAGGGCTTTAAATGAAATTGAGAATGTTTTGACCCGTGTAATAACGGATCAAGATTTTCGAGATAAACGCATCAAATAAAAGGAAGCACCGTGGAAGCGACTACCGAAATTAGCATGGACAATGCAGTTGAAGCGTTACTGGCTCAAGAGTCAGAAACAGCCGAAGTTGAAACTACCGATACCGAAACGGAAGAGGTAGAAGATGACGAGGTTGAAGAAGCCGAAGTTGAAGATTCAGATGATGATGCAGATGATGCAGATGACGATGAAGATGAATACGAAGGTGATGAATATGAAGCATCGGACGAAAAGGAAGCCGATCAAAGTGGCCTTGAAATGTATCCCGTTAAAGTTGATGGTGAGAATTTTCAAGTAACCCTAGATGATCTAACGCGTGACTATTCAGGCAATGCCAAAATTCAAAAACAGTTTAGACATAACGCAGAGATGCTCAAGAAAACGGAAGAAGCTTATAACAGCTTAAACCAGCAACGAACGCAGATTGATCAATACTCACAACAGTTAAGTCAGAACGGCCTTGTGCCAAGACCCACTGCCCCTACAAGGGAACTGTTTACCAATGACCCTATTGGTTATATGGACGCAGACCTCCTATACAGGGAGAACATGGGCTTGTATCAAGCTGATCAACATCAACTAAAGCAAAATGGTGAGGCAGTGCAACAAGCCCAGGCAGAAGCTAACCAGGCAAACTTGCAATACCAGCAGGAAGAACTTAAACGATTAATTCCAGATTTTGCAGATGCTAAAAAAGCAAAAAAACTGAAAGATAATTTAATTAAGCATGGTGGAACACGCGGTTTTACTGAGGCTGAACTTCGTTCAGTTGTAGACGCAAGAACCATGAGAACTCTTCATGAAAGTATGCTTTATCAGCAATCGTTGGAGGGCAAGAGTGATGTGCAAGCAAAGCTTAAACGAGCCCGTCCGTTGATGAAATCAGGTGTTAAGAAAACTGGCGAATCTGTTAAAAGTGTTGAACAAAAGCTTATGTCTAAATTGAAAAAATCTGGCAGCATCAATGACGCTGCTGCCTTGTTGTTTAATAGTTAAATACTTGATTCTAAAGGAATTATCATGGCACAACCCCAAAACACGTTCGACACATATGACAGCAATGCCCTAAAAGAAGACATCTCCCCAATAATTTATTCGGTTGATCCTTCTGAAGTACCTTTGCTTTCTTCTATTCCAAAAACTTCCGCATCAAACACGTTGCATCAATGGCAGACGGATACACTTCGTGCTGCGGTTTCAACTAACAAGCACATTGAGGGTGACGCAACTACCGCAGAAGCTCGAACTTCAGTTGCTCGTATCCATAACTTCACGCAGATATTCAAGAACGCTGTAACAATTTCTGGCACTGACCAGAGTGTTACCAATGTCGGCTACGGCAAGCAGATGGCGCACGAAATCTTGAAAGTGGCGAAAGAGCAAAAGATGGATATGGAGTCCAGCATCTTTGCCAACTTGCCGTTTGTTGCTGGTGCAGCAGCAACCGCTCGTCAAATGGCTGGATTGACCGCATACATCAAAACCAATGTGACTAACATCACTGGCGGTGGCGGTGCTAACCCAACAGGCACAGTGCCTGGCGCAACGGCTCGTACAAACGGAGCATTGACTGTGTTTAACCAAGCTAAGTTTGATGCTTGTATGCAGCAAGTTTGGGACTCAGGCGGTACACCTGACACGGTCTATCTAACCAGCGCGCAGCTTCAACGGGCACTTGGATTTACCGGCAATAATAATGAACGCGCCACTGCCCAGAATGGCAAGGTCAGTCAGCTGCTTTCCATCTACATGACACCCTGGGGCAGTGTGGTATTCACCCCATCGCGTCACCAGGAAAGCCGTTCAGTGTTCATCTTACAGACCGATATGCTGGCATTAGCCTCATTACGTCCAATGAAGAATGAGCCATTATCTAAGCAAGGTGACAACGTCACCCGTCAAGTTCTCTGCGAGGCCACCTTGGTCGTCCGTAATGAGAAAAGCTTGGGTCTGGTTGCAGATTGTACTGCTTAATAGAGCCGTAACAACCAAAGGGGCTGAAATACGCCCCTTTTTTTAAGGACAATTTAAATGGCTAAAATATCTGAAGAGTGGATTGATGATGGCGACAAAATCATCCATAAGAAAACGCACGATTGGAACCCAATGTTGGACCAGGCAGAGGCCTATCGACAAAATGGTAATGAATCATTTGGCGAGTCTAAATTGATTGGCGTTATTGATGCAGCCCTATTGGGTGAATGGTTAAAAGAAGCTGGCGTGGCGTGGGATGATCATCACGCAAAAGCTGAAATTGTAAAGCGCAAAATGCTCTCAGGAGACTTTGACAAACTACGTGTTTGGGATAAGACATACTAGATGTGGTCTAGTCCAACCGAGCTATATCCTGTGCATCTTTCAAGCACTTTAGCTCCCTCTGGGCAGGCACTCGTTATAGAAGCGCAGACAGAGCGTGTGGACGTTACAGAACGCATGCGCGTTCAAAGAATTACAGGTGTAGTGGCCTACCGACAACATGGCCCACTATCAACTTTACATTGGGTAGCTAAATGCTAAAAATTTGGTCCCTGTTTTGATTGCCGAGATTGCCGCAGCCAATGCGATATTTAAGGTGCTATCAACCGCTTTAGGCAACGGAAAAAGTCTTTACCAGCTAGGAACCCAACTTACTGATTACCTGGGGGCGACTCAAAAAATAAAAGACAAGGCTGGAGACAGTAGCAGCAAAGGCACAGCATTAGAAGCATTCCAATATCAAGAAACTTTAAGAAAACAGCGTGAAATTCTTGAATATCATTTGAAGAAATCACGTTTAAATGGGTGGAGCGATTTTGTAAAATTTGAGGCTGAGTGGCATCGGCAACGCAAAAATGAACAAAAAGCCTTGGAACAAAAAAAAGCAAGGCAATCGGCACAGTTACAAAATGATTTGCAGTTAGCAATAAATATAGGTGCATGCTTAATTTTGGCAATGGGTTTGCTGTTTGGAATAGCTGTTTATTTAAAACCATAATTATTGAGACATAAACAATGGATGATGAAATTAAGTTAAGTGATGCACAGTTGGATAAGATTGCAGAATTAGCTTCAGCTAAAAGTATGGCGGCTTTTCACCAGGCTGTTGGAAAGTCTGTAATTAAAAAAGGTTTCTGGCTTGCTGCTGCCGTAGGCGTTGCAATTCTAGTTTTTCTGCAGGAGGGCATTCCAAAGTGAGCTATACAATATCTGAGAACAGTAAAAAGAATAGATCTTCAGTTAATCCTAAGTTAATTGAAATATCTAATTTGGCGTTGACCATATCAACTGTAGATTTTGGGCATGGACCTTTGTCCGGTTCAAGAACAGAGTCACAACAAAAAGCACTGTTTGACTCCAAGCTAAGTATGGCAGACGGGATTAAGCACCGTTCCAGGCATCAAGAAGGTAATGCTTTGGATTTCTATGCCTTTAAAGATGGAAAGGCCTCATGGAAAGAAGAGGATCTAGCCGTGGTTGCTGCAGCGTTTTTGACTGCATCTATACAACTGGGGGAGGGCTATGAGATACGCTGGGGTGGATTATTTAAATCCTTTAAAGACATGCCTCATGTAGAGTTGGTGGAATAGTATGGGCGTTCTAAGCACGATTTTTGGAAGCGGT